GCATATTATGCACAACTGTGCGTGTGCCGTCAGGGTTTGTGATGATGTCGCCGGGAGTGGCAATAGAAACGGTTTTGCCGGTAGAGTCTACGCCTGTCTGGTTACCAGAGCCGTAGTTACCAAACGCACCGTTGTCGTAAACAGTAGCACCGGGAAGTTGTGTGCCGCCGGGGACTACGCTTGTAACTGTGTTATCAACTACTTTTGTTTCCGTTTTAGGCTTAAACAAATTAGCAAAATCAACGCCTGTTGCGTTTTTAATATCTTTTTCACTGACCCCCACACGGCCCATTTCCCCCCGTGCAAGGTCTTGCGCTTCTTTTACAGACAGTTTTCCTGCATTGATTTGGTCTTGTAGACCTTTGGCAGAATAGTTGATGTTGGCGTACATGCCGGCTAGACCACCTTGGTCGCCGGGCAAAGCGCCTGCTGTGTAGCCAATTGTGTTGTAGAAGTTTTGCGCTGCTGCAGGTGCTGATGCTATGCCAGCGGCGTCGTTTAAAGCATGCGTTGAGGCGTATTGACCAGCAGTGGATAAACCGGAGTTTTGAAGCGCGGTATTCAACGCTTGGCCAGTTAACCCAACACCCTGCGTAGCGGCTTGGAACTCGGCAGCGGTAGCCGGCGTAGTGTCTGTAAGTGTTGGGGCATTTATTCCCTGTACAAACCGTCTTTCGTAGTCGGCTTGTTGGCCTTGTGTACCTGTAATACGAGCAATATCGGCAGCGGACACGCCATAGGTTTGCATGTCTCTAGCAATATCAGCATCCAGTCTTCCAGATTTTAAAGCCGTAGGGTCAATTCTTGAGAAGTAGCCAAACACATCTGCATCAGTAGGCTTATAACCACCAACAACACTACCCGCACTTCCATCATAGTGTGGTACACCGCCCCCAGCCAAAGCCACGATACCGCCTGTGTTCATACGTGGTGGTTGTTGTGGTTGCGGTGGCTGGTTTAAAGACCCTACTCCAAGTTCATACGGGTTCGGATTCTGTTGGTAGAACAGATCGCGCTGGCCTTGGAATGTTTTATCTTTCCAATCACTGGCTTTGACAGGAGCCATCTCGACTCTGCCATACAAAGGATCGGGCCTGCCGGTATCTGGGTTGATGTTGTACGCCATCTGCCGGATATACCCCGTGTCTTTGGGCTCGGGCATTTTTGTGGTCGTGGGAACCATAGCACCGGCCATGATCGGGGCAGCAGCCATGCCAATATTAGTAAGGTTGTTTTTAGCAAAAGCCCCCATAGCTGCTGGGTTTGCCGTAGCTGAATTAAATCCAGCAGTCAGCGTTTCCATAGGCGTTGCTGCAGCTAACTTTGAAGCAACTGCTTGTTGCGCCGCTTCTTCGCTTAAGCCAGCACCAACGGATTGTGACAACGCGCCTGTCCCAGTCTTCATCAAGCTCTCGCCTAGACCCGCTCCCCCATACGCACCCAACCCGGCCATGAGACCGCGAGACAGACTGCCGGTAGCCAAAGCCGTAATACCACCCGTAGCCAAACCTGCCATACCCGCAGACATAAAACCGCCACCAAAAGCCGCACCAGCAGGGCCAAGGAACGCGCCAAGCGCGATGGGGGCGACAGCCTTAAACAAGTCGGACAAAAGGCCGGCTTCAGGCAAACCCGTTTCAGGGTTAATAGTCAGTGTCGTGCCGTTAGCTTCGGCAAACTTTTGCAGGTTCCGGACTTCGTCCGGCGTCATGTGTACGAGTAAAGAGTCATCACCGCGACCATGTGCGGCTACCTGTTCGGCAAACTTATGCAGGCTCATATCTGCCTCTCAAAATGGGGGTTGTTTGATAATATCATGTTGGTAGCGCAGAGACAAATGTTATTGACCCGATTGCTGAAGGAACTGCTGGGTACGGCATAGGGCTTGTTTGGGCTGCTTGGTAGTCAATGTAGATACCCGTTGCGCCACCAGATGTGGCCGCTTGATCCGTGCCCCACCATAAACCTACATTATTTCCTGCTTTCAAAGTAAACACGACTTCGGAATAACCGCAGACATAGTTTGGAATACCAGCGCTTTTTCGCGGTTGTACGGTAAAAACAGTTGTTGAATTTGGCACGTCGTCAGCGGAATAGACCCGTCTATACGCAACCAAACAAACGCATCGTGCGCGGCATTGTCGTTGTTGGCAAACTGAAGGCTGTAAGTTATCTTGTAGATGCCCGGAACCTGCGCGGTAGCTGTGTTGTTTGCATTTAACGTAAACCCCGTGCCCGCATCCAACGAAGTCCACTGGACTATGGTTGGGGTGTTTGCCGCCGTAGCGTATTGAAGTGCCGCGTCAGATGCAGCAATGTGAGGGAACGCAATGTACTTGCCACCATCTGGGCCAAACAACTCACTAAACGCATTTTGTAGTTGGTTAAAATACAGCCGCAGAATGTTTGTAAACTGATCTTGATACCGGCGCTCGTACGTGTCCGTGCCCAGTGGTAAGTTGGGTGGCGCAGGGGTAATGATCCTGTTCTTGGACATCAGCGCCTGCCGTCAGGACGAATATCAATACGTGGTGCGCCCAGTTGCCAAGCCGTATTTAGCTGGTTGGAGCCAATCTTAAAGATCATCTGGCGACCGCGCATGCGCGTGAAGATCATGCCGGTGAACTGCTCTGTAATCACGTACGTATTGCTCTTAGCCACGGGCTGGGCGGCTGAACTTGTCACACCGGAGCCTGAATTAGCCAAGCCATACAGCGTCATCGTCACCGTGGCAGGGTCGCCATTGGGCGCAGCTTCAGCGTTCTCAAAGGTCAGATCAGGAAGGACACGCCACACAAAACCAAAATTGTGTCCGTCGCCAATGTCAAACTCTGAGGATGAAATGTAAGCGTCGATTGCCGCAGGTGTTCCAGTTGTATCATCGTTCAAGCCTGTCTCGTGGTTAAGTAGGTTGCCTGAAGTTGTAGCGCTGGTGTACTTGGCCGCAATAGGATATGACTGCAAACCAGAGTCAAGCCAAGCCGTGCGCTCCATCGTGCCGTAGTACCAGATTTTCTCGAGGTAGTTGTAGATGACGTACTTGTCAACCGTTGTAGAGTTGGCCGAGCAATAGAACCACCAGACCTCATTGAAGCCTTCGTTTGTGCCGCAGAACACTTGCAGGCTTTGTTCTTGATTTAAGTCACCAAACACATAGCGGCGCAGGTCACAGTTAAGCGTTTGCACACGGCCATCGTAGGAATAGAACTTGTCCACGCCCATCCAATACACGATACCGGAGGCAATAATTGCCGCATTGGGACTCATGATGGAAATGTTGTCACCAAGCAACTGCGGCACCCATACGTAGGGTGGGCCAAGGTATTGAAGCGAGTAAGCAGCCGAGTCGGTAAGAATCAAAACCTCTTGACGAGTCTGGACAGTAGCCACAATCTTTGAGCCGTGAGATATACGTATAAACCCTGCTTGGTTTGTAGGATCGGGTGTCCAGTTGTATGGGTCATCCTGCGCTGACCAGCGGATCAGCATGGGGTCAAGCACACTAGAGCCGTAGTCGTTACAGCCAAGCGTGATAATAAAGCGTGAGGTGTCAGACACAACCAAGTTGTTCTGCACTGTAGGTACGTCAACAATCAAAGACACCGAGCCAGAGCCAGAGGAAGATGTGTTGATTTCGTTACCTGCTATATCAAGCAAGTTAAACGTCAGGCCGTTGACATTGAACACGTAGTACGTAGTTGCCGCAGACACGCCTGATGGGAGAGAGCCACCTGAGAACTGAAGCGCAGCGCCTTCTGTGTACAGCACTGTAGAAGTAACAACTGTTGGTGAAGCGTTTGTAAATGTAACTGTGCCGCCCAAAGAGTTAAGCAAAACACCACGGGTGTTTACGCCGTTAGTTGCATTCCAGTAGTACAGGCCACCAGAGCGTGGGCCGTAGACCAAATCTTCGCCGTAGTTAATCTGGTTCCACAAGCGCAAAGCAGATGTAGAAGTTGTGCCGTAGCCCCATGTGCCAATAGTGCCGCCAGCAGGGGGAGGACTACCCCAAGTACCAGCGCCCCAACCTGTTAGCGGAACAGGAATAGCTGGGCCAACGTTAATCTGATAAGCCGCAACAACCGCAGAGCCACCGTAAGAACCCGCTGCAATTACGATGGGTGTTGTGATTGTGTACGTATTGGCAGTTAAGACCGTGACTTGGTACTGCGTGTTAAATGTAGAAGCGTACGTGCCTGTAGCGCCGCTGTAAGTTACAAAGTCGCCCGTAACACAGCCGTGGTTTGTGTCTGTGACCGTTACTGTGGTCGTACCGTTACCCGCAAATGGGTCGGTGTTAATTGTGGAAGTTGAGCGAATTGGCGTGATGTCGTAGAAAACACCACCCTGCGCCAAATAGAACTTGAGGTTTGTACCAATACCAATCAGATTGTCGCCACCAAGCGTCACCCAATTT